GAAAAATGGTCCATAGCCCCCATATGTCGCCATATAGATGTCCATTCGTGCTTATACTCTGATAAGCTTGCACTACCTCTTCATGTCTGGGAACCACATATATATACAACCCAGTTATTTTTGTCCGCTTCCAGGTTAGCTAGACCTGGCCACGGTGCCCCTTTTAATAGACGCTGGCTATTCGCGCCACTAGTTTCGGATTGCGCCGATATAGGATAAATAATTTAAATTCAGCCAGTGACATCCTCTCCAAGAGGTGTCACAATAATGTCACACAACCCCATACCATTCAATTGACCTCCGCCTGAAAAAGTCAAAGTAGAAGATAAGCCTGGGGTTTGAGATGCGGTAACAGTAAAGGTGAACGAACAATTTAAGCCACCAACTGTACCACCAGAGGTGGCAAAGTCGGCGTAGGATAAATTGGTATTCCACATATAAAATGGTGTACAATTAGTAAGCGAGACACCAGGTGCCGTTACAGGAGCGGCACCAACAGTGCCCCACCAATTGACAACTATAAGATATGTTTGACCAGCAATAGGTGGATTCCAACTGATAGTTGTACCAGTGACTCCACCTGTAAGGGCGCCAGAAAACCGAGTTTGGACGGTACCCAACGGATTAGCATTGCTGATTGTAGATCTGGCGGAATGGTACGCAGACTGAACCGCCGGAGTGTTATCTATGATTGGCTTGAAAAACTCAATTACATAGGTAACCCAAAGCTCACCAAGGGTTGCTCCAGCCGGATTGCCCCCAGTAGCGATTTGGAAATTCCCAAGATCGTATAGTCGGGGGTCAGTCCCAGCAGGGACTGCACCAGAGCGAACATACTGTTCAACGTTAACATTCTGTGCAGCCGAGCACTCAATCATATGAATCTGATTGTTAGTAGGTTTGGTGCTGACGGCATATTCAGAATTTTCCATCTGTTGTTTGGTGCTGTAACTAGGAGTTACAGCATCATAATTGGTGGCCATTACCAGATAACCTGGTTGGCCACCAGTGACAAAATCAGTGATCTCAGACTTAAACTCAAACAACATACCATGTATACGGTACTCTTGATAATTGCCTGCGACACTGGACAACCAAGGGAATGTATTAGGTATTCCCGGTTGTATAGGGTAGACAGTATTGGTGAAGTTAGTTGTCCCCAAAACTTCACCAAGGTACTCACGATGGGCGACAATGTTTGTCTGCCGGGTTGTACTGAATCGTGGAACCTGCCCATTGAGGGCATTGTAATTGGGTCGGGGCCCAGTGATTTTATAATCACCAGATCCAAATACTGACCCAATGCCGGTTCCAAGGAACCGGCCAACCGAATTTCCAATAAGCCCTGCCTCGGGCCCGAAAACGGACCCAAGGGCCCCACCAAGGGTGGAGCCAACATCACCGAAAGGTGTGTAGCGGGGCTTAGGAGCAACTTTACGCTGTCTACTTGATTTGACTGATTTAGAATTATTTTTAATTTTAATATTTTTCCTCTGCATATATTGGATCCATGTGCAGGACACGGACTATACATTCTGGAACACCCCATAGTAATGGGGTTAGGTGAATTCGTACAACAACTGATTAGTCATGTAATCAACTATCACGGATATCATACATGAGATTCCGAGTAGGAGGATGATGATTGGAAAAGAAAACATCAACATCATTGTGCGGCGTGTAGAGCCGAAAACGAACAAACTAGGCATGACGTGTATTGGATACCACCGTCAATGGGACTATACATCCTAGAACACCATAGGGTTAGCGCCGTGTAGTCTCTCGGCATTTTGTTTAGCACGGAAATATTAAGGCAAAGCCACCGTTTTGGGCTGATTAAGTTCCAGAACCCAATTCCCCGGGGCCCGGGGCAAGCGGTAGTTCTCTACCAACGAGGTTGTTCACCATTCGGAAAATTATGCTTGAGGTTCAAGGACAACCCACAAGCCATCTTCTTGTCAAAAGATATAGTTACATTCTCATAGTAACTTTCTACGCTCCTTTGCTCATCTGGGGTAACTCCAAATGCTAAGTAAAATGAAAATCTTGCTGCAGCGGTAACGTCAGCATACTTTCTGTGCATGCCGTCTGCCAGCATCATCATACCTACATTCTGTGAGTATACATTACTGCGTCTTTTCGACGACTTGACTGCGTCAGGTACGCATCCAAGTAGTCTATTGTAAAATTCCTGCCAAATAGGAATACCTCCAGTGAGGTGAAGCCCTGCTTCACCGAGTTCGCGGTAATAATGGAAGAGTGAATTGATTGTGTCGTTATACGTTAGTGAGAGACAGTCTTTAGATAGACCGTTCTTCAAATTTCTAACCATAACATATTTACAACCATCAAATACAGGATGGGTCTGGCAAAATTCAATTTGCTCAATGACCTTTACAGGTTCTTCAACCTTCATACTAAATCCCATCCCGAGGAACCAAGAGTCCAACCCTTGTTGAAACCGCTCTAAATCTCTTTGTTCCATAATAACAACACAATCATCTCCATTATTCATGAGTTCATAATTACTTATTTTACGTTCAAAACAATAGGAATAAATCATTGCACACATGAGTAAACAATTACCAGAGCCGGTGTTCATGTCACCAGACATCCGTTTACCCTTGACGGAATACCTTAATTTTCCGTCGCGGCAATAACCAACCCCACGATTGTCGAGCTGCCAAGCAAGGAGTTTACTCAACTTCAACTTGTTGGCACGGCCTTGGGTCATCCTCACATGGATGGCATGCTCCCACTTCAAGGCATCAACACTAACGTGCTGATCGAATCTGGAAGCATCAAGGCCGACTGCGACAGGTCGGGAAAACTTATCCCATTTTTGTTTAACAACTCTACCAGCGGACTCCGCATTGAGTCCTTTCATAATCGTAGTAGATCCGAATACCCTGTTAATAGCTTTATACAATTGTTTCTCTACAGGTTTCAAGAAACATCCTAGTTCGACATTGTAGCGCGGGTCACGAGGTTGTATGACACGTGGTACAGGGTCGCCCTTGGCAGTAAAATTGATCTTCTCTGCCTTAACGAACGCTTTCAGTTTTGAATCTTTAACAGAGACCCCCTCGTGCATTAGGGACTGGACAGCATTTTCATAGATCGTGCGCTTGCGACCCGTATACAAGAGCGGAAATTCTCTTATCTGTATAGGGGTGGTCGATGGCAGCCGGTCTATTAATTGCTGTCGGAAAACTGACAACTTAGCTTCAAAGTGATGTGGTTTGGGTGCAGGCGCAGGGACAAAGTCTCCATTCTCCGATTTAACGAAGAATACCCTCTCTTTGATAGCACGTTCAAGGTTTTGAATTGATGAATTATGTACGCCGAAATGTACAGGTGGTGAAAGGTGTTGTAAATGTACACTCTTACGTACCTTCGGCTCAACGTCCCAATATTTTTGTACCTCCAAAGTGGAATCACCGTTGGGAAAGGGGGCTTTAGAAAGCCCCCCAGTGACTCCAGGTACTAGTACTGGGGCGTCTCAGGCCGATGCCATTGAGGGCACTTTATCTCCCTCAACGGTTTCCCCATCGGCCATGTGGATTTTCATATCATTCACATGGTTCTGACTTAACGCACAAGCCTTCGCCCACATCTGAGCTCGACTTGGTCTGAACACTAGTTCCACTAATTGTGGCAACATGTTAGCAGCATGGGACGGTCTAACCCCATGGTCACGCATGTTTTCTGACAAGTACTTCCATACCATTTGATAATTGGCAGAGTCTCGAGTCAGTAATGGCCATTTGGCCTTGGCCATAGCTAGTAAGGCACCACGGTATTTCGTATTTTTACGAAAAATACCGACCGCTTTATTGTCATACAACAGTTTTAATAACCGCTCCGACATAATTCCCGTATCAGCGGCCTCACGGACCTCATCACAATCAATAGTGACAAGATCATCGGTAGCCTTGTTCATAATCATTCTTCGTGGTTGTCGCTTTAATGTTCTCAAATAAGCACAAAGAACAATGAATATGGTAATGACACCACATACAAGGAAACCCCTTGCAAATGGGCCAGTTGACACTATTAGACAGGTAGCTATGCTGTCCAAATAGTGTGAGAGCTGGACTTGGTCACTTGATTTGATAAAACACGC